GTTCATAATGGGTTCTAGGGTATCAATGATCCGTAACTCTTTCTGTTTACTGTGTCGTACCTCTTCCAATGTCACTGGATACTGTCTTTGGAAGTAAGGTTTGATTAATTCTGTAAACATGCCGTCACCAAAGTTACTTTCGATGGTCACGTAGTTAACCTTATAGGTCCTAGCGAGGCTTACAAGGTGCTCTAGGGTGCTCTGTGAGTAACCCCCTTGTACCCCACCTGCATCTGCAACGTATAGGATACCGTTTTGCATCTTAACGATAGCGTATGCTGTCTCGTCAGAGCCTCTACCAGAGGGGTCAATAGCCATTACGCTACCCTGATACTCTAACCAATCCCCAAGGGCCTGTACGGGGCCGTAGAAGCGATCTCCAGCCAATGCTAGGTTAGGTATATCGTTAACTTCTTGTTGCTTACCCCAGACTAATTTCTCTGGTGCTTTGTCGTTGTCTACCCCAGCGATAATTAGGTCTGATACTTTGAGTGGATACTTGTCTGCATCGGACAAACTGGTGTCCAACATGAACTGTAGAGCAAACCCTGAGCGACCATAAGAAAGCTCACGTTCTAGTAGGTCATCTTCATCGAAGCGCAGAGGGTCCATAGGGCTGCCCTCAGAGGCTTTACCGTTCTCAAGGGCCTCTGACACCATTGGAGCCAAACGGTCACTGTACTTGTCTCTCTGGGCCTCTGTGGGATACCTTGCTGGCCATATGCGGAGCTGGTAACCACGGTTGCGTAGCTCTTCGTAAAGAGACATCTCGCACTGTGGGGTCCCAAGGTAGATCACACGTCCATCGGGCTTTAGAACCGCGTCAAATTCCTTAACGCTTTCCCCTAACTTCTCCCGCATCATCTGTGTTGCTGAGTTGTTCGGTACTTCGATGTCGTCTGCAATAATTATGTCTGCACGAGAACCTGTAAGCTGCCCTGTGATACCTACGGATTTTACCGAAGGGGAACCAGAGGCTTTTGCGGGTCCTACGTCAAATGCAATCTTAGACCACCGCTGGTCACCTTTTGGGATCAGGTGAGCACACATCGGTAGTTCCATGATTAGTCGTTGTGTAAATGTACTGAAGTCGTCGGCTCGTGACTTGGAGGCCGATACGACCATGAATTTCATGTCAGGATTTAGGAGCAACTGGTGTACCACGTAGGCACAAGTCACGTAGGACTTACCGACACCACGGAAAGCCTGAACTACCAAACGCCGTGGGCCATTCTGCAGATAGTCTGCCATGTCGTATTGAACGGGTGTAGGGTCTGGTAGGTTCAGGTGTTTCCAAACGAGGTATAAGAAGTTCCTAAAGTCATGTAGCTGCTTTGGGATATTTGGGTTCACTGTTTACCTTTGCACCACGGGCATTTGTGGTGAGCCATACGCTTAATGTCGGCTCTTGTAATGCCTATGTCTTGTAGTTCTTTGTTTGTGTGCATTCTCAATTGGTCTGCTGCTGCTTCAGCTCGTCTGTGAAACCGCCATGCTTTCCAAAGGTTGTGTAATTTTTTCATTGTTTAAACGCTTGTTGAATATCTGCATCATCGAAAGGCAATGCCTCGAACAAACGACCCACTTGGTTGTCGCCTGTCGGTAGTGCCTCTACGCCGTTGTCTTTTAGGAACTTAATTGCTGCGCTAATCTCGGCTGCGGTTGCCTCGCCACTTTGTACTTTTGTCAAAAGCTCTGTAGCAACTGCGTGATGCAAAGCCTCCAACAAGTCGAAGGAAGCCTTGTTACTCATTTGTCTATGCCTTTTTTACTGCGTACTTACGCTTTGCTGTTTTTGCAGAGTTCTTAAAGTCTGCTTTTGTTGGAGCACCTTTGGCCCCTGCCGTGCGCATCTTCTCGCCAGAACCGTTAGCGATCCGCTTACGCTTTGCATGAATGTTTGCATAAAGTCCTTTAGACATTATTTGGTCCTTTTAGGTTGCCGCGAACGATTTGTCTTAGCCGACACAATCCGCAGATTGCTTGGTCTGTTGTCGTTTGCGTTATAGTTTTTGTGATCTACCTCACGTCCGTCACCCTTAGACACCATGCCTTTCTTAATGGCATATCTACGGGCAGCGTTGCGCCCAGCGCGGCGTTTCTTCTGCTCTGGTTTTGCGTGGTATTCACGGTATTCTTTTTTGTAATCACGGCTCATTTAGAAACCCCTTTCAGTTTCTCGAATGTGCGTAGTCCTCCTAAGCCAAGCATTGCCAATACAAGCTCAAAGACTTGTTCCATTGGGAACTCGGGAAGAAGGAAGTGAGGGATGCCGTACAACGTAGCAACCCATTGTAAAACTGGTTGTGCAAGAAAAGCCCAAAAGACACCTAGAGCCGCTACCCAACCAATGGCGGGACGCCACCCAGCAACCCATAAGGATCGGTGGGCAGCTTCCACTTTGTTAGTTTCAGCTTGTGCCTTATTAACTTCGTTGACTGCCGAAAGAAGCTCAAATTCAATGCGGGACTTAGCCAGCCCTGCAGCTTCTTTGTCGGGTAAAGTTTTATCAATGATTGCTAGGATGTTTGGCAAGACGTTTAGAAGCCCTGCTAACATTGTTTATCCTAGTAGTTTGAATATGGAAGATAAGCCGAATTGGTCAGCCATATAGAGACACGCGAAACCTAAAGCAAAATACTTTATTTGCACTAAGGTCTGATGAATACCTGACAGGGAAACTCTAAGCTCTTCTGAAGTATCAAAGAGTTCCCTGATGTTTTCGTCGTGTCTTTCAATGGTCCACTCAACCTTGTTTACTCGAGTTTCAAGGTCTGTGGACATTCATTATTCCTCGCGCTCTCCGCGTGGTCCGACTTTCCACCAACGGTTATAGGATGGTTCTTTCCACCAAGGGGTTGTTCCACCGTTTGTTGTTGGGTCCTCAGTGACCATGTTTTCCTCTAGGTCTGCACCATAGGCGATACCTTCAAAATCTTGAGGATAAATTTGGTCTGAGAAATTATGACCAATACCGTAGTTATCTAAGTTAGCTAAAGTAATGTTACTCATTTGTTATCTCTTCTAATTTGAACCAGTAATCTGACTCTGGTGTTTTAAAATAGGGTACGTTTCCATCTTCAGGTTCTTCTAAAGTAACCACACCAACATCCTGTTTATTCCAAATGTAAATATGGTCCTGTTCAAACACAGGTGTGTTACTAATAATAACCCGATAACGCACTGGATTTAGGGAATTGGTATCCATGCCGTATATTTTCCGTTTTGTACCTTTTGTTCTATAATCGGTTTTGATTGAACTTGAGCTAAGTAAACTTCCATCCATTGATACAAACCAATACCCGCTAACGTAGCACTTGTTGTACGTCTACGAAGTCCTGTTTCTTGTACTGTAAATTCAAAGAAATCCGCATCTTCAGGGTCTACATTATCAATAAGATTAATAGACCTATAAGTTTCTGTTCCATCCCCGTTTACTGTAACAGCGCATATGCTTACGTATTGTTTTGCGTTTTCGACTAATATTTTATGCGCTTCTTCCTGTTTTTGTTGGGCTGCTTCTAAAGAGCTAAACTCTTCGTCTTGAAACCTCCAAACATTCAACAAAGTGTGTTCGTTTAAATATGTGATTACGTCTGCATGTTTAGGTAAACTTTCAAACCAATTTATGTAGTAATCATAGCTTTCGTCTGTTTCTGCTTCTTCTAATGTTTGAACAATAATGTCTTTGTTTTCTTTAAGAAGTTGCAACGCTGTTTCGTATTGCAGAGAACTGATATCATTTTCTTCAAACCACTGTGTAAAATAATCTTCTGCATATCCCGAAAGTCCAAACGCTTTAAGGAGTTCTAGTGTAATATTCATTACGAAATTGCTCCATAAATATTTCCTGTATTACCTGAAAGAGTTACAGAATTTCCGTTAGTTAAAATAGCAGAACCACCAAGACCGCCGTGAAGTCTTTGCATGTATAAAGAACACACTGTAGATTGTGGCGTGGCACCATTAAAACCTTGACTTGCATCAGTAGAATTTACTGCTGTCGTATTGTAGACCGTGAAAGATGCGGTTGTGTTGAGGTTATTAACTTCAGTAGTTGTCCACCCTGATTGCAGAAAATATGCTTTATTATCTGCAAGAGAGCCTGAGCTACCTGTAGCACCCCATCCACCGCCAGAGGCTGAGTAAGCCATATTAGGCCCAGCCTGTCCAGTGTTAGAGGGAGGGCTGCACAACGCTCGATACGTTCCTGTTGCTGTAGAAGAAATAGCACCATCAAAAGCTGCATATGTACTAAAATCTGGGGTTTCAAGTGTTGGGAAATCAGGGTTTGGTATCATGCCAATAGTTTGAGTATAAGTACGGGCAGGTATTACTGTCCCGCCTGATTGCCCTGAGAACCCTCGCATGTATTTAGGAACAAAAGCTGCTCCACCACCACCACCACACATAGTAGTCTCCTTGTTTAATAAATTTCTGAGCCATATGGGTTACCTGCAGAGGACCAATGTTTACCTCCACCTCCACCGCCTGCGTCTGCGGGTGTAGCTTCTTTCACCATATATTTTCCTTGGTCCGTACCCTGTTGAAAAGTAGCGTCTCCAGCTCCCGCAAAGTACGATTGACCGCCTGTTTGACCTACTGCGCTTGGAACAGGAGGCCACGGTGTTTGATAATAAGTTTGAGCAGTGCCTATTTCAGTATCATGTGTATAACCTGTTCTACCTCCTCGACCACCGCCAGCTCCCCCGCCACCGCCATTCCAAGGCATACTTTCCTCTGTTCCGCTATAATCGGTGTACTGAACGATAGCATGATTCCAAAGAGCATTTGCGGGAATGTATGTTGGAAATGGAACGCCTGTAGGAAAGTTCCCTTTTTGAAGGTTTGAACTACTATATGGCCTAACTGCGGTTCCATTTGCAGAACCAACGGGAAAGGCTCTAATGTAATCGGTAAATGGAATGGGCCACCCACCACCAAGTACAAACATATTAGGAGCAAGTTGCGCTCCCCCGCCACCGCCTCCCCCAGCGATGTAACCGTTGTTTTCAACAACACCCTTACACATTGAAAGAGCTGGTCCACCGTTTTCTGCGGGTGTATTTCCTGGGGCTAAAGCTCCAAAAGCACTTAACGTCCACTGCTGGTAAGTTGTAGGCCCCTTAGATGCAGCGTCATAACCCTGACCACCTTTACCCAAAATTCTTCCGTTGTTAACAAGGTGCAAAGACCCTAAGCCCGAAGCATCTAGTGCTGGTAGTGAAATACTATCGGACCAAAAAGAAGTATTAGCGTCGATAGTGATCTTAAAATTTCCGTTAGCAGCATATCCTAGAGATACTACCCAATCTGCTAAGTTTACACGACGATAATTACCTGTTGGATATGTAAGTGTCGTCTGTGCTGATTTGCCGTAGAACTGGTTGTACGCAATTGAGATCGGAAGAGCG